GGTGGACGGTGATGGATAAGCCTGATAGGCCGGATCCTCCTTCGCCAAGGCTACGGAGGACAAGTAAGCCGGATAGGAATGGTGGCGGATGGATGGAGATCATGATTCCGGCTCCTTTTTCGGTTCGATGGATTCCGGGATGTCTGGAAGGTCTGGAAGATCGACGTCGAATTCTTCGTCGAGCGGACGGTCGGCGTCCGGCAGGACAGTTTTCGTGAAATCGTTGTAGATTTTGACCATCTGCGGGACGCCTTCGCGGGCCATTTTCACCACGGACTGGCGGATCTTCAATTTGCTCTGCAGCTGGCCTTTGTGGTATCGTTTGCGGGCGTCCGGATTGTTGACGATCTCGGAAATTTCGCATTCGGCTATGATGGCGGTTTCATCCAGCGGCATTTCGGCGCTGCCGCAATCTTCGATGACTTGGAGTTGTTCTTCGGTCAGCATAATTTCACCTGGAAATTGGTTTTCATTTTTTCGATCTGTGCGGGTAAATATCCGTGAATGTTGCTGTGTTCGCCTCGGTTTTCGGTGATGATGGAATAGATCCGATAATGGAAAATTTCGGCGAGTTTATAGTAGTCTTCCATGGTTTTCGGGTTGGCGAAAACATTCGCGACGGCTATGCGTTTGACGCCTCGTTCCATGGCGTTCCGTACGTTCGAATAGCAGGTCGCCATTGCCGCTGGAAGGTGCGCCGGATCAAAAGTATAAATCCCTTTCCCGTGGGTGAAAAAGTCGTCGTTTTCGTAGACTTCGTCGGCAATGGACAAGGCGAGGCTGCTTTTGCCGCTGCCTGGCAGGCCGCGGACCAGATACAAAATTTTGGATTCGGTGTCGTATTGTTTTTCTTCCGGCGGAGCGTAATCTGCGAGGGTGTTTCCGGTGATGAAATCGTCCTCGTTCTCAAAAATCGGATTCAGCCATTTTTCATTCATGGCGTAGACGTCCGGATTCGTGGTCAGGGCGCCGCCTTCGATGGTCGGATTGTTGGAATAATTTGCGCTGGCTATGCAGGAAACTTTCCAGCGGTCGTTTTTCAAAATAAAACCTTTGCTGTGGTTGCAGGCTCCGACGCATTTATGACAATGATTCTGCAAAACAGCCATTGCATCTGCGCACATTTTCCGCATGAGATAGTGCGCCATAAAATCGCATTTTGTGATCAGCCCGGAAGAAATCATTTTGATAATTTCCATTGCGCCCGGCAGCGATACGGCCCAGGTAAAGCATTTGACTTCGGCCGGGCCGGTCTGGTTCAGGACGTAGTGCAGAAGGTCGTGCATCGCCCAGCTTCCGGCGGTCACAAAAAAGATCGTTTTGCCGTCGGAAATGTCGCCTATTGCTTCTTTCATCAGCATGTATTTTCCGGAAATTTTTAGGATTTCATTTTCCGACGGGACTTTCGTGGTCCCGGTTTTATTGGTGTATCCGAAGAGATCTTCGGACGTGTCAAATAATGGCATTTGTGATTTTCCTTTTGGTTTTTCGTGGTTGGTGGTCAGGTTTTGGAATTTTGCGAAAGAAAGTGTGTGTGGTTTTGGGACTACTTCCCCGGTAGTCTTTTCCCGCCTTCCCTTCCGGGAGGACCCACGGACCTCCCCCCTGCCTCCCGCCGGACCTTCCGACTCCTGCCCGTTACTGCGCTCTCTGTCACTGCTGCGCCGTCTTCCGTCACTTTACCGGACCGGAATGCGGCCCGGATTCCAAGGCGGGCTGCGATTGGGCGCATGGCGTTCCGGATTGTTTCCTGGATTTCGGTTTCCGACCTTCCGGTTATGACCGCGATCTTGCGGATGCTGATCCGGTCGAGCACATAGGCGCGGCAGATTACGCGGTCCGGATCTGGCAGCGCTTCGATATGTTCATCGATCTCCCGGCCGTCGAAGCTGTCGCCGTTCCGGATCCGGGCTGCGTGTCCCTGTTCCAAGCTGACCGTGCAGTAATTGACCCGGCGTTTATTTCGGAACATCCGGCGGATCATGTCCTTCTGCCCGAACGTCAGGATCATGTTTATAAAGGTTTTCGGCTGGCCTCGGTCCGGACGGTAGCGCTTCGCACGTTTGAGCAGGAAGAGCAGCAGGTCTTGAGTGAAGTCTTCGATGTCGCCGATTCGTTTGACATGCTGCGCGATCTCGACCGCCTTGCTCTGTGCTGTCGCCTGAATGTATTGCCAGTTGTCTTTGATTATGTCCATTTATCCTCCTGAAAAATATATATGCTTCCCCGGAAAGGTTGAGGTTATGTCACATACACGCATATACCCGTTTTTCAGATATAAATTAAATATATTCTATACCTATAATATATTGATTATATTTATATTTATATCGTTCATTTTCAGGGTTTTACGTGTTATGGAAAAAAAGTATTGCTTTTTTGTTTCGCCTATAATCCGGATTCACCATAACCGCAATTTTCCTGTAACTTTTTTTCATAACCTCCATTTTATTCCAGAATTCCAGGCGGAACGCGGTCGATGCTGTATCGTGCTCCCTGAATACATCCGCCCGGTTTGTCGGATTTGATCCAGCCTCGGTCCATGAGCTCGGTCAGCAGGACGCGGCGCGTGTTGCTGTTTGTTCCGGTCCATGCGGATCCCCTTGCGATCATCTGCATGTTGGCCCGGCCTTTGCTCCTGGCTATGATCCGCAGGAATACCCTCATGATCCGTTCCTGTTCGACCGCCTGTTTCGAGGCGGATTCCACTGGCGATAAAAGCGATTCCGACTGTTTAAAAAACCATAAGACCAGTTTTGCCGCTCCGGTCCAGTGCTTGACTTCCAGCAGGACCGCGTCTCCCTGGCTGCGGGCCTGGAAATCGATTGACAACATGACGGCCAGCCGCGGCATGTATTCGTTCACCAGCCTCCGCCAGACCGGATGCAGCTTCCGCGGCGAATGTTCCCGGAACATTGCGGACAGTGTCGTTCCATATCCGGCGGGCACGTGTATGATCCCGTGTTTTCGCTCGAAATATGGTATTATGTCATTGAATTGCAGCAGGACTTTATTGATGTCGATTTCCGCCGGATCTCCGAAAAATTCCGGCATCCGCGCATAAAGGAAACGTCCCAGAAATCCGCTCGCGATGTCGGTGGCGTGGACCGTGTTCTCGAAGACTTCAGGCTGGATGTTGGCGATGATGTTCGGATAGCAGTAGTCGCAGGATGATGTCCCGTTCCGGCCGCTCCGGCTGCTGAAGTTGTGCCGGAAAAATCCCTGCCCGAAAGCCTCGGTCAGAAAGCTCGTCGCTTTGTGCTGCCAGTGTTTTTCATCCAGCCAGTTCTGAAATTCGGATATGCTGATCAGTCCGTTCGGGCATTTGGTCAGGGCTTCGGCGATCCCCTCGGCGCTGCCGCTGGTTCCCAGATTCCAGTTCCGGGCGGTGGTGATAAGGTTCAGCAGATTCCCGATATCCTTCCCGCTGGCGCTGTTCGCGGCGAGCAGAGCGTAGACGTTGCAGACCTGGCCGCCGGCCGTGTTGATCCGGAGACGGGCCCGCTGGACCCCGACCGGCGGCAGGAGCCCGTGTTTCATGACGTCTGGCGTCCCGGCTCCGGAAAGCGCACATCCGGCGGTGACGATCGCTTTCAGCAGGGCGGCTTCCAGCGGCAGTTCCGGGACGGTTACGCTGGCGTAGAGTTTCGCCATTTCTCCCAGAAATGTCCCCTCGATCGCTCCCCGGATGTCGTCGGTGGTGATTTCCCGCCAGGGCGCGATTTCTTCCGGGATCTCCGGCTCCGGTTCTTCGCAGATTTCCGGCTCCCGGTGATCTCGCATTTCCGCTCCGGTTTCCGCGTTATGCCTATTCGGCCTATCTGGCCTATCGGGCCTATTGTCCGCGTCCAGCCGGTCCACATATCCCGGCTCCCGCAGTTTCCGCAGGGCGGTCCAGTCGTTCCCCTTGCATCCGTTGTGGTGGCAGGTGAATCCGATGGCGCCGCTCGGCTGTTCGGTGATGATCGCTGACCGGTTCCGATGGTCCGGATTAAAAGGGCAGACCGGGAAAATCCACTTGCGGCCGTTCTGCCATGGCTGCGGACCTTCCGCGTCCGGACAATATTTTGCGATCCAGCTTTCGATCTCGAAAGTTTCAGTTTCCGGCTGCGGCCGGACCTCGGCAAAGTTGATCCCGGAAAGTTTCGCGCTGGTCCCGGCGG